ATGGGAGCTAATTGGTTTACTCCTACAACAGGTGGTAAAGCAAAACATGGAACCATCCTAAACATGGCAAATGGTGCAGGTTATCCATGGTTAAGACAAGCCTTTGAAGATGTAGTAAAAAGATTCAAAGTTTTATGTCCACATTTAATTCTACTAGGTCACGTAAAAGACACTATGCTAGAAAAGAATGGTAGTACATTTGAAGCTTTAGACTTAAACTTAACAGGTAAGTTAAAGATATTCACTACTTCCAAAGCAGATGCTATTGGATATTTAGTGAGAAAAGGAAACAAAAATGTCTTAAGTTTCAAAACACAAGATGATATCCTTTGTGGTGCAAGACCAGAACATCTAAGAAATAAAGAGATTGTTATCTCTGAAATTGCAGAAGATGGAACAGTAACAACACATTGGGATCAAATATTTATAGATTAATTAATAACAACTTAAAAATTAAAAAAGATGAGCTTTAGTTTAAACAATTTTCAGCCAACAGAAGGTACATTTGTACAAAAAAGTTTACAACCAGGTACACACCAGTGTAAAGTACTAGATTTGAAACTAGAAAAACCACCATATGATCCAAATCAATACAACCTAGTGTTCTCATTGATGGGACCTGAATTAGGTGGAGATTTTGAAGGTTTTCAAATCAACAGACTAGATCCTTCTAAAGGGAACTACAAAGGTCAAATTGGTAATGTGAAAGCTAACCAATATGGTTTTAAAGACTGGGAGTACAAAGGTAAAAAGATTGGTAGAGATGAATCTATCCAAAACTTTTTAGGAACTTTCTTGAAACAAGTAAACTTGTTAGACCAATTCCAAGGTCAAAATGTTAGTGCTGAAACCATAGAGGATTTAGTAGCAGAGATTAGATCATTCCTTGTAAAAGGTGAGTATACTTTCTACTTTACTCTTGGTGCTCAAAAATATTTCAAAGAAGGATCTGAATATCCAAGTTATGCATTATATTTACCAAAGAAATTAGAGGGTAAGTTTGCTTATGCTAACACATTGGAAGACACTAAGTTTGCTCAATTCAATGAAGCAGTTCATGTGTATGAAAAGAAAACTGCTGAAACTGCAACTGATGCAAGTGCACCATTAAGCCAAGGATTTGCTCCTGCTGCTGATGTATTTGGTGTACCAACAGCTGCTCCTGTTTTTGAAGAGAATGTAAATGACTTACAACTTCCATAATTAAAATGTTTTATTTTTAAGATGAGGGTAGATGTAATGTCTACCCTTTTCATTTTAATATAAAATATAATATTATGTTCAGTTTAAACAATTTTGTGTGTGACATTAAAGATGTACCAAGTGATTGGATATTTGAACATTATTTAGAATTACCTGAACCTCTTAAAGGTCAAAGAGTAAGAATTAATAGTGTATTCAATCCTGCTGATAAGACTCCATCAATGTACATATACTATTATGCAGAAGGAAGTGCTTATAGATTTAAGTGTTTTTCTACTGGTAATGGTGGTAGTGCTGTTGATCTAATGAGATATCTTTGGAAAGCAGATTTTGGATATACTATTAATACTATCATCAGAGATTATAATAACTACATGAAATCTGGCAAACCTAGTGTTAAGAAAGATTTCAATAATGTCCACTGGATTGTTTCTGATTATACAACAAGAGAATGGAATACAAGTGATGCAAAGTTTTGGCTGCAGTTTAATATAGGTAGTGAGTTATTAGACAGATATAATGTGGTCCCTGTTGCAAGTTACACCATGTGTAAAAAGATCAATGATGATTTTACAGATGAGATGTTTACTGTTGCAAAAGAAAATACTTATGGATATTTTAATAATAAGCATGAGTTATATAAACTGTACCAACCTTTGAAAATAGAAAAGAAGTTTCTTAAACTTGGTGATTGCATTCAAGGTCTTGAGCAATTACAAGGTAAGAGATTTCTAGTTATTACATCTTCTCTTAAAGATTGTATGGCAATCAAAAGCATTCCTGGATTGGATGTAGATGTTGTAGCACCAGATAGTGAGAATTCAAAACTATCAGATAAACAAATCAATAAATTTAAAACAGAGTATGAAGCTGTTGTTACTTATATGGATAGTGACAAAGCAGGAATAGATAGTATGCAATACTATTTAAATAGATTTAATATACCTTTTTGCTATGTACCATTAGAAAAAGATTTCAGTGATATGGTTAAGTATCATGGTATTAAGAAAGCTGTTTATGAATTTATTCCTGTTTTAGATAAAGCAATTGCAAAATTTTATATACTAAATAAAAATAATTAATATATTTGTGTTCAAATTAATATATTATGAGCAATTGGATATTACCTTCATGTAAAAACAAAGTAATTACTAAGGTTGAAGATTTACCAAATTATGAAAATCTTGTAGGATTTGTATATAGAATCACTCACATAAAAACTGGTAAGTTTTATATTGGCAAAAAAAGTCTGCAGTTTACTAGAAAGACAGCAGTTACAAAAAAAGAGAAACTTGAAACAGGTACTAGAAAAAAGACAAAAAGAGTTTCCAAAGAATCAAATTGGTTGAATTACTATGGTAGTTGTAAAGAACTTACTGAAGAAATTAAATCAACAGATAAATCAATGTATAAAAGAGAAATTTTAGAACTATGTTGTACTAAGAAATACCTTAACTATTGTGAGTTGGCACATCAAATTAAAGCTGATGTGCTGACCAGCAATAGCTACAATGGTAATATATTAGGAAGATATTTTCTAAGAGACATGGAAAATTGTAAGTAATGAGAATATTTAAAATGCCAACGCAAGCAGAAATGCTACAAAAACAAGAAGAATTTTTTGATAAACACTTTATGATGTCTTATTCAGGTTTGAATAAGTTATTATTTAGTCCAAAATTATTCTACATGCACTATATATTAGGGCAAAGAGATGATGTATCTGACAAAAATATGATTGAAGGTAAACTAATTCACTGTTTATTCTTGAATCCTGATGATTTTGACAAAGAATTTGTACTAATGGCTACTAATGTACCAAGTGCAAACCCAAAAGAAGTTCTAGAAAGATTGTATGCACATTATTCAGAGCTTAAAGCTATGGGTGATCCAAGATGTCTTCTTGAACACTTTGAACATGCTATTCTTGATATTCTAAAAGATATGAATTTGTATCAATCATTAAAGACTGATCAACAGCGTATTGATAAGATTATCACTGATGAGTATAAAAGTTATTGGGAATACATGCAGAAATGTGAAGGTAAAACTAACATAGATCAAGGTATGTATGACAATGCTTTAGCTGTAGTAGACATTATCAAACAATCTACACATGTTATGAAAGTAATGGGTTACACAAAAGACAACATTACTGATAATGTAGAGATGAAAAATGAAATTGAACTTGCTGCTTTTCCAGAAGGTCTTCCTTTTGGTTTAAGAGGCTTTATTGATAATCTTGTATTTGATCACACTAACAAAGTGATTAGAGTAAATGATTTGAAAAAGACTAGCAAAGATATCAATTCATTTGAAGATTCTATTGAGTATTACAGATACTGGATCCAAGCATCTATTTATTATGTACTAGTTAAGAATGTTTATTTGAATCAACCACAGTATGAAGATTACAACTTTGAATTTAGATTTATTGTTGTTGATCCTTATATGCAAGTTGCTCCAATAAAAATCTCTAGTGATACTTTAAGAGTATGGACTAGTGATACTATTCAAAAATTGCAGGAAGCTGCATATCATTTTGAAAATAGAAACTTTGATTTACCTTATCAGTTCTTATTAAACAATGAACTAGAGATATGATGAAAGATATTTATCGCAAATATTTTCAAAAGTCCTTTACTTTTTTGTATCCTCTATTGCAGGTTATGAAGAAGAAGTATAAACCTTCCCAAACTTATATAGAATGGGAAGGTGTATATGATAAAGATGCCAGAAAACTCATTTGTATATACAAGCGTGAGGATTCTGAAGAGTGGCGTGAATTTGAGATGGATAAGTTAATGAACCATCCTATGTTAGATTCTTGTATGCCACTTGATGACAACAGAGTTGTGTATGTTTTTGATTATAACATTTATAGAGATGACTATGACAACTTTATAAAAGGTAAATACTCAAAATTATCTACACATGCTAAAACACTATTAACTTCATATTATGGTATACATACACCAGAATGGATTTTTGTGGAATCTTATGTGTTTCCTGAATCTTATTTTGATAAGTATGCTGAAATATTAGGTATAGATGTTAAAATACTAAAAGAAGTTGGTGAGCTTTGTGAAGTATATGATTCTGAAAAAGAAAAGTGTACTGTAAAACACCCAGAAATAAATTTAACTTAAAAACCAAAAACAATGCAACAAAGCATGTTCATTTACTCTACTGACTGGTATGGTAAAAAAACTTTCAGAATGTTACCTAACAACAATGATTGTCCTTTTAATGAGGTAATTTATGATCCAGGTACAAAAGTTCTTGCTATCATTAGTAAAGAACACAAAGAGAAACCTCAGATGTTTCCTAAGCTTAATGAAAAAGGTGAACTTGTACAAAAGAAAGGTGCCACTGGAGCAGATGGTAAACCTTTGCATGTAGAAGAAAGAAGAATGATGGACACTTATTATGAATATTACATTGATAATATTGATGATATTAAAGAATTTATCAACTTCTTTGCAAATAATAGTAAACA